GAATTCATAAAAGCTGACTATTTACGCCCCGAAAAACCCACAGCAAGCGCCTGTTTTTGGCGTCTAAAAAGAGCTGCTGAAGAACATACCTGGGCAATACCAGCACAGCGGACATTAGAGCGTCGTCTTAATGATATACCTCGCACAATTAGAGTGCTCAAACGGGAAGGCGAAAGCGCGCTCGTCGCACTTTATCCAGCCCAAGAACGTACCGTAAAAGACATCCATGCATTGCAATGGATTAACGGTGATGGCTATCAACATAACGTATTTGTAAAGTGGCCAGGTGAAGATAAACCCGTGCGCCCAAAAACATGGTTCTGGCAAGATATTCACAGCCGTAAAATACTGGCATACAGAGTCGATTTATCAGAGAACACCGACAGCATTAGATTATCGTTTGGTGACCTCGTTGATAACTACGGAATACCCGAACACGTTGTCATCGATAACACCCGTGCAGCGGCTAACAAATGGATGACTGGTGGAGTCAAAAATCGCTACCGTTTTAAGGTTAAAGAAGATGACCCGCTCGGTCTATTTCCAACTCTTGGAATCACCATTCACTGGACGTCCGTTATCGCAGGAAAAGGCCATGGCCAAGCCAAGCCCATTGAACGCTCTTTTGGTGTGGGTGGTATTGGGGAATATGTTGATAAACACCCAAAGTTTGCCGGGGCTTATACGGGTGAAAACCCAATGGCAAAACCCGATAATTACGGCCAAACAGCCGTGCCAGTTGAAACGTTTTTAACAACCCTTCAAGAAGAGATCACCGCGTGGAATTCACGCCAAAAAAGACGCACAGAAATGTGCGCAGGAATTAAGTCATACGACCAAGCATTTAATGATTCATACGAGACATCAATCATCCAAAAAGCCAACCCTGAACAGCGTCGATTATGGATGCTAACAGCCGAAGCGATCAGAGTTAAAAAAGATGGCTCATTTACATTAGATGCTGGCTCCGCAAAAGGCATCTCAAAGAACCGCTACAGCGCACTAGAACTACTTGAATATGTCGGTCATAAAATAGTCGTCCGATTCGACCCGCAAGATCTGCATGGCATCGTTTACGCCTATACATTAGATAACCGATTTATTGGACATGCCGCCTGTATTTCCACCACGGGGTTTGGCGACACAGAAGCAGCAAGGTCATTTAACCGCCAGCGTGAACGCTTTGTAAAAGCCAGCAAATTAGCGGCTAAGGCAGAGACTCAAATGAGCATCCTTGATGTTGCTGATCGCCTACCTGTAACCGAGCAAACAAAAACACCTGATGCAACCGTTGTACGCCCATTAAGAGCCGAGCCTAGACTTGGTCGCCCAGTGCCAGAACCGCAATTATCAGACCAAGATCAAGCCGACATTATTGATTTTCAGAAAAGCTTTGAATCAAAAGAAGTGGATGTACGTGAGGATGGCCCCCATGAGCGTTACGAGCGTTGGACAGAACTTAACAATCAGTACGGTCAAAACCTACCGTTAGCTAAAAAAGACGAACAGTTCTGGCGCATATACCCGAAAGGCGATGAATACCGGTCAATGAGAGATTTCTACGCAGACTTTGAAGGAGTTATGGATTTTGATGCGTAAAAAAAGAAACCCACCGAAGTGGGCAATAACAAAAAATGCTATCAGCAAATAGCAGGGAAATAATGATGCAAAATAACACCGTTGTCAATATGGATGACATTCAAACCACATCGACCACCGCACCGCTTAAAAACGTCGCGTTGTGTAATCGGTTATTAGAAACCGCTATAAACAGGCCGTCTCACCTTCCAGGCATGGTCTGTTTTTATGGCCCTCCGGGGTGGGGCAAGTCATTCGCTGCCGCGTATACGGCAAACAAGCACCGTGCGTATTACATCGAGTGCAAATCCACATGGACGCGCAAAGCTATCCTCATGGCCATTCTTAAAGAAATGGGCGTAAAACCCGCCACCGCCATTTATGAAATGACTGACCAGGTCAGCGAACAGCTAGCCACATCAGGACGCCCACTCATTGTTGACGAAATGGATCATATTGTTGATAAGCGAGCCGTTGAAATTATCCGCGATATTTACGAAGGCTCAAATGCCGCCATTTTAATGATTGGCGAAGAAAGTATTGAAACAAAGCTACGCAAATGGGAACGCTTTCATAGCCGAATGCTGTTATGGCAACCTGCTCAACCAGCTGACATAAATGATGCTAAACATCTAGCTCGACTATATTGCAAAGACGTAAAAATAGCAGATGACCTCTTGCAGTTTATACAGCAACAAAGTAATGGCGTTGTGCGTCGTATTTGTGTGAACCTGAACTTAGTGGAGCAAACAGCCATTAACAAAGGATTGGATACGATTAATAAGCAAAGTTTAGGGGATGCCCAGCTTTATACCGGATCAGCGCCAGCAAGGAGGGTTGGCTAATGTCCAATAAACCAGTAGACCTGACGTCAGCGGGCGATAAAAATGACCGTCAAGCCGTTTGGGAAGTGATAAGAGCACTCGGAAAAAATGGTACTAAATTCACCCTAAAAGACATCGGTAAGAAAATGCAGTGGGCAGCACAAGACAACCGCCTGTTTACTTACTTACGCTGTCTAGAAAAAGGGGGCTATCTTGAAGTTGTTAAAAAGCCTTACCAAGAGAACATCTACACGCTCTTGATTGATAAAGGCATCGACGCGCCCAGGCTTAAATACGATGGTACAAAAGTCACTCAAGGCATAGGCCGCGAGCAAATGTGGCGAACAATGCGAATATTAAAAACGTTCAGTGCCAAAGACCTTAGCGTGTCGGCTAGCAGCGATGATCACACAGTCAAACTAGCGGAAGCAAAAGACTACTGCCACCACCTAAGAAAGGCGGGTTATTTGAAAGGTGGCCCAAAAGAAGGCTATGTCTTCTTGGTATCGCGATATACAGGGCCAAGGCCCCCAAAAATACAGCGCACAAAATCCGTGTTTGACCCTAACTTAGGCAAAGTCGTCTGGCCGGAGGCTCATCATGAATAAGCAAAACTGGGTAATAGTATTAGCGGAGGCTTGCATCAAAACATCACAGTCACGCGTGTCGGCACGCCTAAAACAAACCGATGGGTTTCCATCCCCAACCGTCATTAATCAGGTTTTAAAGGACAAATATCCGGGCCGTAAAGACCGTTTAAAAGCCCTTGTAGAAGGGGTTTATATGAACAGGACAGTTACCTGCCCCGTATCTGATGAAATTAGCAGTGATACCTGTGAAGAAAATCAATCCCGCCCATTTATCAACACCAACCCTATTCGCGTTCGGCTCTTTAAAGCCTGCCGCAACGGCTGCCCTCACTCACGACTGGAGACAACAGAATGAACCACCATCATCAGCATATTTTTAACAATTTAACAGCCGCTCTAGAGTGTACGCGAACACTAGATCGGATGGGGCTACAAATTAGCAAGATGGATTTATCTGGAAGCAAGCCGCGCATTGTTGTGCTTAACGATGCTAAATGCAGCCAATTAAACGCCATTCCTAGAACATACATAGGCGCTGGAAAGCAGTATCAGCGGTGTATGACAACCCTATTAGACGGCTGTCAAATTGACTATACCGTTCGCGGCCACTAATTCACATAACAGGAAAACATAATGACTAGATCAAAACCTCAATCCATCGTCCATACCATCAAAGACAACAAGCAAGCCGATGAAGTACTTGCAGAACTCGCGCAAATCAGTCGCTCAATAGAAGCTTCTGAAGCAGACCTAAACCAAAGCATAGCCGAATTAAAAGCCGAGACCGAAGCCCATTGTGAGCCAAAAATAAAACGTAAAAAAGCACTTGAAACCAGCTTAATGGCCTATGCCGAATATAACAAAAACGAACTATTCAAAGACAAGCGCAGTGTCGAACTACTCTATGGATTCTTTGGTTATCGGAAATCATCGGTCTTAAAGCCCATATCAAAAACCACATGGGCCATGGTCATGGGCAAGTTAAAGCAACTGGGCCAAACCAATGCCATTCGTACCAAGCAAACAGTGGATAAAGACGAACTGGCAACATGGCCAACAGAACGCCTAGAAACTATCGACGTTAAGCGAACCGAGAAAGACACCTTCTGGTATGAAACCAAAAAAGAAGACCTTGATGCGGCTTAGCCGAGCATATGTTCTGAACG